ACAGTTTCTTCTAGAAAAACTACTTCACAATTTCTTAAGGACTTAGCAAGAGCTGCTAGAAATAACAAAGGTAAGATTGCAACAGGTGCTGCTATTGCTGGTGCAGGGGCACTTGGTTTAGCTACCGGAGATGGTAAGAAAACCGCTTCGAGAGATACCGCTCCTACTACTCCATCTAAATCACCCACATCTAAAGGTAAAACCAAAACTGGACTGGCGAATATTCCTCCTGCTGAGGGTCTAGTGAACAATCCAAATTACGGAAAACCTGGAACTTCTACTTCCAAGGATAAATCTCCTACTTCCGGGGATAAATCTCCTACTTCCAGGGATAAATCTCCTACTTCCAGGGATAAATCTCCTACTTCATCTACAAAAAAAGATGAAACCAAAGCAAAAATCAATAAAGAATATGATCGATTGAGAGGAAAGGATCCAAAAACTGGAATTGTTAAAGGTAGTTCTGAATCTCAGGCAAAAGCTGCTGCATATGGTAGAAGAGAAAATGAGCGCATCTATGGTAAGAACTATGGAAAACCAAAAACTCCTAATCCTTTGATGAAAGGATTTAGAAAAGAAGATTATTACTGTGAAATTTCAGAATATCTTATTTCTGAGGGATTTGCTTCTTCTGAGAGTAATGCATCTAGAATTATTTCTGTAATGAGTCAGGCATGGGTAGATCAGATCGTTGAGTCCTCTTGTGGCGGTGGTCACTCCAAGAAAAAGAAAAAGAAGAAGGGATATTGATCCAGTTCTGAAACTGTCCACTAGCAGGTCTTAGGACCTGCTTTTTTTTGTATGATGACTACATCACACAAGAGACCCACCATGACCGTCAACAAAGAAATCAAGTCCAACCTTGCCAAACTCCTTGCAATGGAAAACATTGTTGTAGAGCACCGTAATGTTGAAACTGCATCATTTGATGTTGAAAATCGTGTATTGACCCTTCCGATGTGGAAATATGCATCTGAAGATGTTTATGACATGTTGGTTGGGCATGAAGTAGGACACGCACTTTATACTCCCAATATTAACTGGATTGCTGATCGTAAAATTCCTCCTCAATTTGTTAACATTGTTGAAGATGTTCGTATTGAAAAGAAAATTAAGCAGAGATATGTTGGTATTGTAAAGAATTTTAATAGGGCATACAAAGAATTAAATGATCGCGATTTCTTTCAGATTGCTGAAGAAGATTTGGAAGAAATGAATCTTGCTGATCGTGCAAACTTGTTTTTTAAAATTGGTGATTATGTCAATATCCCTATTGAAGAAGGGGAAGAAATGGAAATTATTAATATGATTTCTGAATGTGTGTCATTTGATGATGTTCTTGATGCATCAGAAAAATTATATACTTATTGTAAATATGAGCATTCTGAAAAAGAAAATATTTCTGTGGATACTAATCTTCTTTCTGATCTTGGTAATTCTGTTCCTGTAGATGTAGAATCCGAATCGTGTGATAGTCAAGAACAAGAAGATAGTGATAATTATCAAGTACAGCAAAGTGATTTGAAGCAGCAACCAGCACAGTCAGAAAAATCTTCTACTCAAGAAGAGGATTCTTCTAATGAACCGGAAGTTAAGACAATGGACTCCTTTGATGAGGCATTGAAGCAATTGATTGATTCTATTGGAACTGAAAATGTTTATCTAGAAATTCCTGATATTGATGTAGAAAAAATTATTATTCCAAATTCAGAAATTCACAAAAACTGTGATCATCAGTGGTCATTTGATGAAGATGATGGTGAGTATGTTAAAACTCGTATCAAGGCAAATTTGGAAACTATGGATTTGGAATATGAAAAGTTCAAATCTTCTGCCAAACGTGAAGTAAGTTACTTGATTAAAGAGTTTGAGTGTCGCAAATCTGCAGATGCTTATGCCCGTGCTAGTGTTTCACGTACTGGTGTTCTTGATTGCTCTAAACTTCATACTTACAAATACAATGAAGATCTATTCAAGAAAGTTACTACATTTTCTGATGGAAAAAATCATGGTCTTGTTTTTGTTCTTGATTGGTCGGGATCTATGGGTCGAGTCATGCTCGATACTATTAAACAACTTTATAACTTGATTTGGTTCTGTAAGAGGTCTTCCATTCCATTTGAGGTTTATGCATTCACTTGCGAATATCCAATTTATGACGACGATGGTATGCGGGATAGAGCTTATGAAGAAAAGCATGGACTTCTAGAAATTCATCAGTGTTTTTCTTTGATGAATATCTTTACTCATAAAGTAAGTAGTAAAACATTGGATCATCAAATGAAAAATATTTGGAGAATTGCTACTACTTTTTCGACCTATACTGAAGTTCCGGTTCCTCTTGGAATGGCTCTTTCAGGAACCCCACTCAATGAAACTATTATGGTTCTCAATAAAATTCTCCCTAAATTTAGGAAAGAAAATAAACTTCAAAAAGTTCAATGTATTATTCTTACTGACGGAGAATCTCAAGGTCTTCGATATCATGTAAACATCCATGATTATGCTAAAATGGGAGAAATTTCCCTTGGAAGAAGGGCAGTAAAAAATTCTTGTATTGTTCGTGATAGAAAAACTGGGAAAACTTATAGTTTAGATGTTGACTGGAATAAGCAAGTTGATGTATTTCTTCGATACATTCGTGATAATCAACCTGATGTTAACTTTATTGGATTCCGTCTTCTTGAACCAAGAGATGCTGGATCTTTTATTAGGTCTTATTGTGGATATTACGGAGATGTTCATGATAAAACAGTTAGTGATTGGAGAAAAAATAAATCTTTCACTCTAAGTTGTTCTGGATATCACAAGTATTTTGGAATTTCTGCAAATGCAGTTTCTGATAAAACAGAATTTATAGTTCCAGAAGACGCTACAAAATCCCAAATTAAAACTGCTTTTATGAAAAGTTTAAATAGTAAAAAGACAAATAAAAAGATTCTTAGGGAGTTTGTTGAATTGATTGCATGATTATAAGGGAGGTTTAGACCTCCCTTTTTTAATAAATACTTTCAAAACGCAAAGATTACAATGAGTAGATTCGGAGATTTAGTATCGGGAAAAAAAGAAGAACCCGCATCAGAACCAGTTGTAGAAGCAGTACCAGCACCTGAACCTGCGTCTGAAGTATCGGAAGAAGTTATCCCTGCAGTTATTGAAGAAATGCCTTCTCCAGACGTTCCTGCCCCTTTGAATAACCCAGTATTTGAAATTCCGACTGCACCAGTACCCAGAAGCACACGTAGGAGGAATCGTCTCCGTAAGTGATCCACTTTCAAAACTGGCACATAGAGGCATCCCCAGATGCCTCTTTTTTTGTATACTGTATTCAGTTCAAACCAAAATGATCATGTCTCTCTCTGCCGACTACATCCGCACTTCTCTTCAAGAACTTTACGGTGAGTCTGTGACTGCTGGTGATATTCGTGCTTGGTGTGCAATGAATGGCGCTAACTATCAGACCATTACTAACAAACTCTCCGATTATAAAGTGGGACGTGGTAAGTGGAATCTTGAAGTCACTCAACAAAAAGTGGAAGAAATCGAACGCACTTATCAGGCACCTGCAGCATTGCCTTCCGTAGAACAAAACCTTATCCCTGAAAAAGATGATACCTTCGTCAAGTTTGGCAACTTTAGTGACGTTAAAAAAATTATTCACTCCTATCTTTTTTATCCGATCTTCATTACAGGACTTTCTGGGAATGGCAAAACAATGTCTGTTGAGCAAGCGTGTGCTCAACTCGGACGAGAATTGATTCGTGTAAACATTACCATTGAAACTGATGAAGACGATCTTATTGGCGGATTCCGTCTTGTTAACGGTGAGACCGTTTGGCACAATGGTCCGGTCATCGAAGCCTTGGAGCGCGGTGCGATTCTACTGCTTGACGAGATTGACTTGGCTTCCAATAAGATTCTTTGCCTTCAATCAATCCTCGAAGGAAAAGGAGTATTCCTGAAGAAGATTGGTAAGTTTGTAAAACCTTCTGCTGGTTTTAATGTGATTGCTACTGCCAATACTAAAGGTAAAGGTTCAGACGATGGACGTTTTATTGGCACTAATGTTTTGAATGAAGCATTCCTGGAGCGTTTTCCTGTTACTTTTGAGCAAGATTATCCATCTCCTTCTATTGAGCAACGTATCCTTGAAGGTATTGCTTTGGATTTGGGTGTAGAAGATCGTGATTTTTGCAAGCGTCTCTGTGATTGGGCAAACCTCACTAGGATCGGATTCAAAAAACAAACTTTGGATGAACTGATCAGCACTCGTCGTCTTGTTCATGCTATTCAAGCATACTCTATTTTTGGTAACAAAGAGAAAGCAATTCAGATGTGTGTGAATCGTTTTGATGAAGAGACAAAGACAACGTTCATGGATCTTTACGATAAACTTGATGCCAATTTCGACATCAATGCCATTCGCGATACTGAAGAACCTAGTCAAATTGACATGAACGACGGTCTTTGATATAATTGGGGGGTAACTATTTACATTGTTATGGAAAGTGAATCTAGTTTCCCCCAATATTTTAAAGATGGTTTTGCTCCTTGGGGTCACAGTGATTATGAATTTTTGATTAACGACAAAATTACTATGAATGAAGAAATTATCAAACAATCTCCCAGTACTCCATGGAAGTACAATGAAGAAGAAATTGTAAAAGAACTTCTTGAGTACATTCGAGGAACTTACAATGCTCACTACTCTGCCGGTGATGACAAAATTCAGACACTTGATCTGATTGAAGCTTGTGGTGATGGTGAAGCATTTTCCCGTTCCAACATTCTCAAATATGCTTCTCGATATGATAAAAAAGGTACTGCAAGACGTGACATTATGAAGATTTTGCATTATGCTGTTCTTCTGATGCATTTTAACGACAAGAATGCACAACGTGAAACTTATCCTCAATGAAACTGAAAGAACAAACTATGAAATTGACTTCTCCAACTCTTGAGATTTTGAGAAACTTTGCAACGATCAATAATTCTATCCTTGTAAAGAAAGGAAATCAACTTCGAACTATGTCTGTTGCTAGAAATATTCTTGCAGAGGCAGAAATTTCTGAAGAGTTTTCTAGAGAATTTGCAATTTATGATCTGAACCAGTTTATTAATGGACTTGATCTTCATCAAGATCCTGATATTGACTTTACTGATCCTTCTTATCTTATGATTCGTGAAGGTGATCGAAGAGTAAAGTATTTTTATGCAGATCCTCAAGTAATTGCAGCACCACCAGATAAAAAACTCGAACTTCCATCTAAGGATGTTTGTTTTGAGTTGGATAACACAGCAAGAGAAAAACTTTTGAAAGCTGCTGCAGTTTATCAACTACCAGATTTTTCTGTGATTGGTAAAGCAGGAGTGATTAAACTTGTTGTTCGTGATAAAAAGAATGACACTTCTAATGAATTTGCTATTGTTGTTGGTGAAACTGATTTAGAATTCACATATAATTTTAAGGTGGAAAACATTAAAATTATTCCAGGTTCTTATGATGTCGTAGTTTCTTCTAAACTTCTGTCGCAGTTTACGAATACTCAGCATAATCTAAAGTATTATATTGCTCTGGAACCCGATTCCACTTTCGGTTGATGAGACATATTCTCTTTGCATTGAAGGGTTGTAATGTTGAGTTGATGGAGGATGAAAATTACATGAGAAAAATGCTGTACAATGCAGCAAAAGAATGTAATTCGACCCTCCTTAACCTGTCTGTATACAAGTTTAAACCTCAGGGATTTACTGGTATTGCTATGCTTGCCGAGTCCCATATCAGCATTCATACTTGGCCAGAAAAAAGTATGGCAGTGTGTGACGCTTTTACCTGTGGTGACCACACTACACCTGAAAAAGGTGTAGAATATATGCAAAAGATGTTGGAGTCAACCGACATCATTATGAATGAATTTATTCGACCTTTAGAATGAACATTTTTGTGACTGACGAGTGTCCCTACAAATCGGCACAAGTGCTTCCCGACAAGCACATCGTCAAGATGCCCCTAGAGACCTGTCAGATG